TTAATAATTTAGAGTTTGACCAGCATAAATCAAATTAGGGTTTGAAATACCATTCATTGAAACTAAGCTTTGAACTGTCGTTCCTAAACGGCTCGCAATTGATGAAAGATTATCACCAGATTGTACAGTGTAAGTTCGTGCTGTAGCCCCAGATTGACCGCCTGTGAAGCTAATAACCTGACCAGAGTAAATCATATTCGGATTAGATAAACTGTTCTGACGTGCTAATTCTTGCCAGTTTGTCCCCAAGTTTGAAGCAATGCCACTAAGTGTATCACCTTGTTTTACAATATAACTTTTTGCGGGTGTCGTTGGCTGGCTTGTAGAAGCATCAATAGTTTCCACATCATGAACGGATAACCAGCTCATAATACCATCAAGCAAGACAGTATCTCCATTCTTCTGGATGATTTTATGTGGTTGACCTTTTACCCATTGAGGAATTGTTTCTCCTGTGGCATAATTCTTAGCGCCAAAGTTTACTTTAACCGTCATTCCAACTTCTACATCGTTTCCTTTAACTTCATTGGCTTCTTTACCATTTTCAATGGCCGGTGTAGCAGTATTGGGTTTAACTTCTTGGCCTTTCTGTTTTCCGTATCCATTACCTGTGATTCCTGTTAAATCAACATTTCCATCAAGTCCGCCAGCAACATAAGTTGATGTGAACTGGAATACTGAAATTCCGTCCATACTTGGGAAGAAGCTATAGTTTGGAACTGGTGTTACTTCATAATTTGGATAAGCCGCAATCCATAATGAGTTAGGAAACTCTTTGGTGATTTGCTTATAATTAACATTGGCCAAAGTGTAAGGCTTGTCAGAATAATACATTGGAGTATATCCAGCTGCTTTTACTCGACGCATTCCGTAAAGAATCGCATCAGTATTTGCTTGCTTATCTCCACTTGCTCCACCTTCGTAGTCTAAAGCAACAATAGAATTCTTTGGTGTTTGAATTCTTGGTAAGTAACGATCAAGTGCTGCTTTTGCTACTTCTTGCGAGCCTCCGACTTGGTACCAAATGTAAGTGTGCGCTCGTTTACCTTGAGCAATTGCTGAAGCTACTTGCGTTTCATAGGTGGCTTGGTCTACAAAGGTTCCACCGTAAGTCCCTCCGATTTGGCTAAAAGCAAATTTATCATGAGCATAACCAAAATTACCGTAAGTTCCGTTATATTTTGACCAGTCAACCCCTTGGTCACCGACTGCCGCAAATACAGGTCCACTTGCTGCGACAACAAAGAAAGCTACCATTCCAATGGCAGATTTTTTGATTAATCTTTTCATTTGTTTTCCTCTGATTTATCTTTATTTAAGACTCTATCACTATCTCCTAGACCACTGGTCGTTGGGTCAGCAACAACTCCAACAATTGCTAATAGCGCAAAAGCAGCATTAACCACTGCAGCAAGTTGTTGATTTAAAATAACAAAGTTCCACTTATAGCCGAATGACGCTCCTATAGCTTGTATTAGCAAGAATAGAGCAGGTAGTAAAGCTAACCAAAAAGCTTTGCTTTTTAAACGTAATTTCCAATTGATTTGATTCATTTTACTCTCCTATTTTTTATGTTTCTATGCAGTTCGTTGCCAATGATATACTGTCACTAAACCAATTACTGATGAACCAATATTTTCCCATTTCCCTGTAGAATACCCCGATGACAAATTTGAGTTATTTGTGACTACTGAACCAACTGGGTGTGCTTGAGCGCAATCTATGCCTATAACCGCAGGCTTAAGTGAGCCTGTATCACTATCAATTGCTACTAACCCCATTGGTAACCATTTGTAATCAGAACTTTTCTTATTAGGTTTAATGATATTACTAAACCCTACATACTTTGGATAATCATTTATTGTGACTTCGTTAGCTGATTGCATGTATGGAGTGGCGATTGAGCCTGATTCTAGTTTCATTTCATCAACTTCAAAAATATGCTTTTCATTAACAGCAGTTGATGCATCAAACCAACGTAGAATCGCTACATCGGCACCACTTGGAACAATAGTCGTTAAACTGAAAAAGTATGGTTTACCGTCATTTGGAATTACAAGATTACCCTTAGTAGGATATGACCTAGATGTTCCGTAGAATGCTATTGAAATTGAGAAGTTTTTAATATCTACCGTTCCAGTATTTTTTATACAACAACTAACTGTGATAGTATCGCCAACATTTACATTTGTTGGTTTTATGTAAGAAAAACCGCCTGGACTGTCAATAACTCCGCCATTGTTAATTACTTTAATTCCATTATTAGAACCAACTGATAACGAACTTGCACCTATTGAAGCCCAAATTTTACTATTGATATCTCCCTGAGTGATTTTCGTATTAGTCAACAAGTTCAAATTAGGATAAACAGTTGTGAAACCGTCCTTACCGTCTGCGCTGTTAGCGTATGCTATTGTATTTATAACTCCGTCATTTGTTGACGTACCTCCATTTGCAATAGGAAGCACACCTGAAACTCCAATATTAGTTACATCAGCAGTCCCATCAAAGTTTTGAAATGATGAGGCTTGAAGACTTACCCCAAGTTTTCTAGCTGTTGCCAGTTTACTTGCACTAACTGCATTGCTATTAAGTGGTAAACTGTTCGCTTGTGCTTCGGTAGCCTTTGCCATTGCATTTTTGGCTTCACTTTCAGCTTTATTTGCTGTTTCTTGAGCAGTTGCGACATTTTTATTTGTGATTGATAACTCTGATTGTTCAGCTTTTGTTGAAATCGCAATACCTTGTTTATCAACGGTAGCTTGTAAGTTGTCTAAATCCGTTTGATTGGCTTTTGCTGAAATGGTTGCCGAATGGTCGTTAACAGTATGCTGTAAACTTTCTAAATCTGTTTGATTAGCTTTAGGGGAGTAATCTCCGTTACTCATCAGAGAAATGTTACTTGTTAAAACCTTTACTGAATTTATTAGTTCAACTACTTCTGATTCACTGGCGTTACTTGCGATTGCGTCTAATAGCGATTTTATAGTAACTAAATTTTCAGGACTAATACCAAATGCTTCTACTTCATTTTTAAGCTCTGTCATTGCACTTTGTAAGCTCGTCATATCAGATAAATTCGCCTTAAGCTCAATATTGCTCTTGTTTGAATCAGTTTGAGCATGCAAGTCATTCAACTCACTACGCATTACTTGTGGCATATTTTCCAACAATAATTTTGTAAAATCATCAATCTTATTATTTACTTCTTGAGCTAAATCTGTAACCGTAGAATCATCTGATATAAATGTTAAATTCTTACTGACAATAACTTGTTCTTTATCTTCATTGAGAAGTATTAAATTTGATTTTATTAATCCTGATACTGTCATCTCAGTAGGAATTATAAGCGTGAATTCTCCCTTGGATATATCATTAGGAGTTAACATAATAAAACCTGATTGAGATTTATACATATATTGATAGGTTAATTTTACTGAATAACCTGTTAAGTCAAGTACCGAACCATTATCAGTTATCTTAAGAAGTAGCGTTCTTGCATTGACATCTCCCTCCATAATTTGAATGGGCTGTTCAAATGCCTGGTTAATCATATCCCATGTAATAGTTTGCTTTTTGAAATTATCTAAACTCATTGGGAACTCCTTTTAAAGTATTTTAGTAATGATATATCCAATAATAGTTACGGCAAGAGTAAGCATAAAGCCCCAAGCCCACTTATTATTGGCTTCCATTTTTTCTATAAGTTTTGCGTTTGATTGGGCTATTAAAAGTGCTCGTTCTGCTTTATCCCGGACTATTTCATAGTTATCCAACTTTGTTTCAATTCGAGCTAATCGTTCGAGCACTTCTCGCCATGCTTGCTCCTCCATAACCCCTGCTTTCTATTTTTCTGGCACTTCATAAGTGGCCAGTTTATCTTTTGAGGCATCGATTGCTTCTGAAATTAATTCATTCAGCTCGCTTTTTGCTTCTTCTGAATTATGAAAATCTTGAGGGTTATTAATTGTTAGCTGTGCTTCTAAAGCTCCTGTTTCATAAGCAGTAAAACTAAGATTGGCAACAATGTTTTCACCGATAATAATGTCGGTAGTTTCTTGAGTCTGTTTGTTCTTTTTCATTTTTCTCCTTGTTTCTAGTTTAATAATGGATCATCAGTAAACCACATTTGGTGACCTCGTGGTGCGCCGGTATGAGTCGAAGTTCCCCACCAAGTACAGACTCCATTAGTTCCGACATCTATATGTGAACTATTATTACTTGAGGTCATATGCACCATAATATATGCTAATCTATTAGGTCTATATCCAACAGGAATCGTTCCAACTGTAAAATTAGTATTGGATGATAATGGGGAATTTATAGAACCTGACAATGTAGCTTCTACTATATCTCCTCTTCGTTTTAAGTTTAATGTTATACCTGCTCCAATTTGGAAACTATTATAAGACTTGTCAGATGAAGTCTTAATTCCATTAGGAGTTACTCTCACATATGGCCCTGTACTGTCAGAAACAAAGAAACCTTGAAAAGAGGCTTGAACTGTTATGGTTCTCCCTGTATTATGGTCAGTATAAACTTGAGCATATCCTTTAAGATTATCAAGTGCTACTGTATTTTCAGTGTTAGTTGTAGAATTTGATGAGTAAATTTGTAAATGACTACCCTCAATAGTAGTCGTACCATTTACTCCATTGCTCCCCCAGACACTCTCTATTTTTCCATCTTTAAAAGTACCGTTAGTTACTGATAGATTATCTCCGTTGATGTTATGAGCATTGATTTCATATAAAGCCCAAACCGTCCCATTCCAGTAGTACTCCGTTCCAGCTAATATTTTTGTACCGTCACCAAGTGTCATGTCCACTACTCCGGAATATTTCCATGTTAATCCCTTGAATTTTGTGGTTGGTTCAGTATCAGATACAACTTTACCAGGGTTACCATTACTTCCAGCAGGACCAGTGTCTCCCATTTTACCTACTGAATAACTTGTTTCACTGGTCTTATCCGTATAATCCCATACTGTTTTAGTCCAGAGATAACTACCTGCAGCAACTGTCGGAACTGTGGAAGTCCAACCGCTAGTCGGAGCAGTCGTTCCACTTGTTGAGCCTGCATACGTGATAGTCGTAGTTTTGATACCTACACCATCTTTACCAGCAATTCCATTAGTACCATTGTTACCATTGGTACCCATATAAGCTACAGCATATCCAGTTTCTGTAGTGTTATCTGTATACGTCCAGATTGTGCGTGTCCACAGGAAACTCCCTTTAGCCACAGTGGGGACACTAGCTGACCATGCACCAGTTGGAGCAGTGGTGCCATTAGTGCTTGCTTGATAAGTGATTGCAGTGGCTTTAATTCCCTTACCGTCTTTACCTGCTATTCCGTCTCTACCACTGGCTCCTGTCAGTCCCATTAAAGCATTGATAAATCCCTGCTCTGAAGTACCATCTGTATATTGCCATGTGGTGCGCGTCCAAAGATACTGACCTGCTGGTACTGTTGGAATAGTGGTACTCCAACCACTGGTAGGCTTGCTAGTACCAGAAACTGCGCCAACATACTCAATGATAGTATTGCTAATACCAACACCATCTTTACCAGCAATTCCGTCATTACCGTTATTTCCGTCTTTTGCAATATAAGTTACTGAGTAACCTGTTTCAGATGAGTTGTCTGTGTATGTCCATACTGTTTTAGTCCATAAATACTGACCTTTTACAAGAGTAGGTACTTGTGAAGTCCAACCAGTATCCGGTGCTGTCGTTCCACTTGTTGAAATAGCATAAGTGATAACAGTTGTTTTTATTCCAACGCCGTCCTTACCTGCTATTCCGTCTTTACCTGTTGCTCCATCTTTTCCGTCATTACCCCGTATCAGACTCCAAGTGTAATCGGATGGATTAGTGCTATCTGATACTTTATCGTTTGTGTACTGACCAATGAAGTTTGGATAGTCGCTAGTTTTTACTTCACTCTTACTAGGCATCCATGGAGTAGCGGTTGAACCTGGTTCCGCTTTAGGGTTGTATACTTGAAAGTGTTGACCTGCAACCATATCCCAACCGTATATCATAAAATTAGGAGTCCCTGACGTTGTTGCTGTGAATGTATAAGTGTAAATTTTCCAGTTGGGTGTTATTGTGAACATTTTTCGCCAATTTGGAAAATTTTCAAAACCAACTAAAACTTCTGTATCATTGAGTGATTTTGCTATAAATGATATAGTAATGGTTTGTCCTACAGTTATGTTATATCCTCCGATGTAACAACCAACAGCGAAAGCGTTACCTCTTGTTTTTACGTCTATGACTGTATTAGCAATTCCAGATACCATAGTTTTTGTAATAGTACTAACTGAATTGTTACTAGAATTAGTGTTCATTCCATTAAATGTAGTAGTCCCATTCAACAAATTCAAATTCGGATAAACAGTCGTGAATCTATCAGTGCCATCAGCACTATAAGACCATGCGGTGTGAGTTATTGTCCCATCATTAACATTAGTGATAGTCACCGACTGACTACCAACTACTTTGCCGCCAACTGTCGCTTTAAAGCTGTAAACTGCCTTATCCGAAACTCCGCTGGCATCCACGGTTATTTCTTGAACATCTGCTACAAGAGTTCCATCCTTGGTCCATGAATAACTATCGGCTTTAGTTTCTGTAGAATCTGACCCGAAATAAATTCGAGCAGTTAAGGTCGTTGAACCCTTACCGTTCTTAAATTGTAATCCGTTAGTAGTTTCTACTTCCGCCTTATAGGGTGTATTTTGGTCAACTAAATCTTTCATTCTTCCATATAAATCGGCAGAAATTTCACTTTTTAATTTAACAAAATTAGTAAAGGTTATTTTATTATTTAATGGATTAGTAAAACTTATTTCTTGTTGAGATACCCTTGCTGATAAAATTAATCCACCATCTGACTTGTCAAAAGTTGAGTCTTGAACAATTATTGTATCTCCAATATTTAGCTTTTTGTCATTTCCAAGAGCACTTGTAACAGCATTTACTGATACTACTACTTCATAAGTCATTTGAGGATAAGCATATAGTTTAAACTGGCTTACAGCATAATCCCACAAACCATTTGCAGAGGTAGCTTCTATACTTAAATTTTTGCGAGTATATCTGTCTGAACTTGAGGATTTAAGTTGAGAAGGGAACATATCTCTTGATAGTGGGGCATAAGCTGTGTTATCTCCAGCATTCTTATAGAACTCCAATTGACCATCAGAATTATAATGCTTACCCTCCACTGAAAGCCAGTTAAATTTATTTTTTGAATCCGTCACTGTTGTAGCGTTGAAAAAAGTGGAAGTACGATCTGCTTTTGAAGTAATTCCCGCAATATTTTTCCCATAATATAAAGTGACATCTTTTCTCTTTTGTCCAACACCTTCTTCTTTATAAAGATCAATAGTGATATTTTGAAGAGTCCCGTCATTTTTTAGTTGGGTTCTAAACTGAAATTCTGCATTAAAGCTATTGCAAATTGAAATAATTCTAGCAAGTTTAGTATCTGTGCTATCGAAAGAAAGAATTGGATTTGAAGAATCTTCATCATTAAGCGGAAAAGGATTGTTTCCAATCTCTACAAAATCATCAGTGATTTTAGCTACATTTTTTAAATACCAGACAATACTGTGTCTTTTAGTATTTCCGTATGCCCCTACTTCTTCACTTATTAATTCAAGATTTAAATTCTCACATTGTAAATGCATAGAATAATGATCTTGCTCAATATTTATAATATTAAACAAATAATCTTCCCCATCATAAGTGAAGCTAATATAGCTTTTCAGTGTTAATAAAGCATAAGAACTATTTATTTTATTCACGGAGAAATCAAAAGTTGAAGTTCCTTCTGCCAGATAACGGTGCCAGTTATCATCAAAATAATGAAGAGCATCCGGTAAATTATTATTAATAAAACCAACCCTTTTTAATGTTGAGTCATGAATATTTAATTGCATTATAGATACCTTTCTTTCCAAGTTACATCAATATCAGGAGGCACTGTATTATCTCCAAATGAGCAATTAACAATTGATTGACCTGGAGGAACTGAAAATGGTTCTGAACCAGTAATCATCTCATCATTAGCAATTGTAAGTCCTTCTCTTCTATATATTTTTGAACTGCTCATATTTACCACAACAACTTCACTATTACCATAATGATGATTATCTGCTGGAATAAATGTTGTAACATCTGTAGTTCTATCAATTGTTTTGATAACATCATTCTTTTGAAATTTAAACATTCTAAGTGATAGATTTGTTATATATTGTGTGTTGACATCTCTTCCTTTTAATTGCCCCATATATACAAATACTTTTGTACATTTAGTACTTCCAAGCTCTGGAATAGTAATAGGGTAATTTCCTCCTCTATTGCCAAATGTAAAATTGAAAACTCTATCTTTCTTTTGAATAGTAAAATATCCAGTTTTAGAATTAAAATATAAGTTTGGATTAGGAACTTTCCCATCTCCATGACCACCATTATTTAATTCTTGTCCTCCTGGTCCAAATGTTTTCCATGTTCTGGGATGATTACCACCAATATAAAGTTGAGTTCTAAAGCTATTTCCTCTTGTATCATCTTTATATATTCCTAATCCAGCCATAAGTTTATTGTTAGAATCACAAAATAAAACTTGCATCAGCCCAGTTTGCCCCATTTTTGTTGCTTGCGCCCAAATATTAAATGTTGAAGTAAAATTAGCTGTTCCAACATTTCCTATTTTATCAGCTGGAACATTATAGACTTGCATAGCCCCTTGCATTGACCATGTTCTGCCAGACGGAGCCGGTCCACCATCTTGTAATCTTAATCCATCTTTTTTAAAAACAAGATTTCCTGCAGTTAATAATTGACCGTTTTGAGGGTTGACAACATCATTAGCCACATTAAAATGTCCACTAAAATTTCTATTTTGGCTTATACCAGATGGGTTTAAAAGCCATTGAGATTCTACTCTTGTTGTTTCAGTTGTTTTTGAGTCAATCAAAGTTTGATCCTGACTTCCCAATCCAACAACTCCATTTTGAGCTGCCATACCTATAAATGCATTATCAGATTTATGAGTAAATTTAAACGTAGGATAAGCGGGTAATGTTCCCTGATTATTGATTAAAACATCAACCGAATTATCCGGTAATACTGTTATTGAACCGATATTTTCATCCTTAGTATTGGCATTTATTACTTTCTTAAAGCTGGAACTTGGATGAACATCTTCACAATAAAAAGTAAAAGTATTTATTCCCCGAATTTGTCCTGGGTCTGGTGCTCCAATTTCCGATAATGTTCCAACATACACTAGATTTGGCTCATCATCAAATTTGATTGTTCGTCCACTACCTTGTAAAAAGCCTTTTAGTTGCCGATAAGCCACCGCGAATAATGTTGCATCAGTTGCTTCTATCTTAAATTTAACGGTCAATTCACGCCCTGGAAGGCGTTTATCAATGAGTGTTTCCCCATCTATTCCCGAAATGCTGTCAGCCTTATTCAAATCGTAGCTCAAAGCTTCACGGCCAGAAACTTGCAGTGTTAAATAATTTACTCCAAATTTTTTCAATTCATTTTCAGGATAAATCCCATCAAGTGAGAAAGCCTCACTTGATAGAAAAGCCGGATTATCTGATGAATCTATCGTGTCTATAAATTCATAAGGCATCAAATGTTTCCTCCTATTCTTTTTTGTCTTGTTTCAGTGGCATCATTTTTTTCTTTCACGTATTGAGCAGAACCATAACCAACCTTTTTACCATCCAGGTTAGAAGTTACTTCTGCAGTAACATAAATTGGTTGATTGTAGCTATAGTTTGCATTCAATTTGCTTTCAAAATTTGCTCTTGAATCTTGTGCAAAATTTGATAATGATGACAAATCAGGAGTGACTGCATCCATCATTTTTGTGCTAACCGTTTGAAGTTTAGGAAGCATTGAAGTAGCTGCATCTAATGTTTTATTTGTAAGCTGTTTTGTAGCTCCAACAACATTTGCTGTACTTTTGGTAATACCTACAGCAACACCCGCTCCAATATACCAACCTACTTCATCTCGGAATAAACGAGAAGGTGAATGAATTTTGGCTTTTGCTTGTGCCGCTCTGTTTGCTTCTGAAACTAACGCATCCGCAGCAGCTCGAACTTGACCAAGAGCGCTATACATTCCCGTTGCCAAGCCTGCCCCAATCATTGCTCCTACAGATTGAAATTGACCAGCACTTGAAGCAGCGGAATTTCTAACTGAGGAGATCATGCTTTGAACTGCAGAAGTTGCTTTTCCTGTAGATGAAGAGATTCCAGCTACAAATCCTTGTGTAATTTGCAAAGCCCACTCATTACCAGCTGGCGCAAAATTACTTCCCATACTTTTCAAGGATGCCAAAAGGTTATTAACTGCAGCAGCAAATTGCGCTGCTTTACCGGCAATATCAGCACTAAAATTAAGGCCCGAAAGTTTGTCAAGTCCAGCTTGTATATTCGCCACATTCGCCTGAATATCAGTTGAAACTGCTGGAATACCATTCATTGCAGCAACTAGATTTTTTATAGAATTAACTGCAGAAATACCATTTTGTAAAGCTGCTTGCATACCGCCCCAATTAGCTATTACTGATTGAATGGTTATCCAAGCGCCATCGCTCACGATAGACATGATTGCATTCATTGTTGCAATGACGGCAGTTGAATTTACAACTACACCGCTCAATTCTTGCAGTTTATTGGCAACTGCCATCAAACTTGAAATAGGCTCTATAATTGCTTTAACATTTGTACCAATGTTTCCAGGAAGTGGGGCTGCAAAAGTACTAGAAAAACTGTTAACAATTGACTTGATAGCATTAATAGTAGCAATTACATTAACTGAATTGACGACAATCCCACTTAGTTCTTGAAGCTTTTTAGCACTAGAAGTAATACTTGAAATCGGGCCATTAATACTTTTCAAAGTAGTTTCTATTCCTTGAGGAATTGGTTTCACAAAGGTAGTAGAAAGACCGTCAATAATTGATTTAATAGCATTCATTGTGCCAATTACATTCACAGAATTGACAACCAATCCGCTCAATTCTTGTAGCTTCTTGGCAACTGACGTTAAACTTGATATTGGTTTAACTATGTTAGTGATGGATGCATCAAAACCTTTAGGAGTTGTGAAATTCAACTTAGGTAAAAAATCAATGACTGATTTAATGGCACTCATAGTCGCAATGATATTAGTAGAATTAACGACAACACCATTCAAACTTTGGAACTTTTTAGAAATTTGAGTTAAAGGATTAACGATTTTCTCAACTGCTTGCATACTTGTTGATAAATTATCAGACGGTGCCTCAATCTTGAAGTTTTTGAGTTTATCAAATACACTTTTTATTGACTTAAATTTGCCATCTAAAGCTTTTTCCCCTAACTCAGGCAATGCTGAAATTTTCTTAGTGAGGTCGGCTACTTTAGTAAATGAACTAACCAGATTTGAAGTGTCGAGCTTACCAAAGAACGACTTCAAACTATCCCAAAGTGAATTGTCAAATTTTTCTGATGCAAAATCTCGAATCTCATTAAGTACGTTTTTTATTTGTGTAAATTTTGAATCGAGGTCAGCAGCATCAATTGTATCCATCGATGAAAGTTTTTTAACAAAATCCGTAACTTTTTGAAACGATGAAATGATATTTCCGGTGTCTAACTTTTGAAAGAAAGAGTTAAACGATGCATCAACACTATTCCCGCCAGTCGATGAACCTTTCATTGCTTTATTTAATGAATCTCTAAATGTAGATAGTGCGTTAAACTTAGTATCTAAATCTGAGGTATTGATTTCAGGCATTTCACTAATCTGCTTCACAAAATCGGATACTTTCTTGAAAGTTCCAATGATATTTCCAGTAGATAAACTTGCAAAAGCTGTGCTAAATACCGCACCTATATTGCCCACTTTACCCATTTTGAACGAGGTTAAAGAAGTTGCTATCTCTTGAATTTGCTTCAATTTCGGCTTAATACTCTTACCAGACGGGATTTCCATCCCATTCAAATCAGAGGCGAATTTAGCAACTTTAGTTATAGTTGAGGTGATTGCTGAAAATCCAATACTTCCAAGCACAGCAAACGGTGCGGCAATTGTTCCAAGAACTCCCGTAAAACCTCCAATTTCCGCAAGTCCAGTCATCGCACCTAGAATCTCAACCAGTTTTGTAGCAAAGTTTTTATCAAACTTAATACCATTTACTGCTTTAATTGCAGTGGCCGAGCTTTTGGCAAATGAAGCTAATCCTTTACCAACTAATGCCATTGTTCCAGCTAGTCCAACAAATACACCAGCACCAATTGCCAAAGCTGCAGCAATAGGTGGGAATAGTTGAATTGCTCCTCCAATTACACCCATTGAAACTCCGGCTGCAAGTAAGAACACACCCATTTGTGCTAAATTTTTACCAAGTTGCCCCCAGGAAACTCTAACAGTGGACATATCTTTGAAAGCTGACGCAACTAATTTCATTGATGCACCAATAGCAATAATCACTCCCATGCTTTTGGCAATTCCGGCCCAACCTGACAGTTTCGAGGTTGCCGGAGCAGTTGGAATATCAGCTACTGCACTCGCACCTTTTACTCCTTTAACTGCTGATAATCCTTTTAATGCAGCAGTTAAAGATTTTATAGCCGTAACGGCTTTAACCGCCCCATTATATACAGCCAATCCTTTTTGGAAAGCAATTGATCCAGCTTTAAACGCAAGCATAGCTGTTGCAGCTGCTTTAAGCGCTCCGACTACTTGATTGATTTGACCGGGTGACATTTTAGCAATTGCATTGGCAACTGCTTCAATTATTCCAGCAGCCTTTGAGGTTATTCCACCAAGTGAAGTTCCTAAATTTTTAAGTCCCTCCCCAGTTCCACCAGATAACGCTGCCTTAATGTTATTGATAGCTGCCCCAATCGCTGAAAATGCCGTGGATAATGAAGCTATAGCTCCAGAATCTTTAAAACCAGACCAAATCTGAGAAAATCCTTTTCCAATTTTTCCAACAAAGGCCATTGCTTTATTTGCGATTTTTTCAAAATCAATTTTATTTATCGCATCCGAAAGATTAGTAACAAATGCAATTCCCTTTTGACTGACTTTGTCAAATATCGGTTGTAATTTATTAGAAAGTCCTTCCTTCAAACCATCGATTGCTTGTCCAACAGTTTTGAACTGTGTGGCCATCTTAGTGAAGTTAGCATTTGTACCAGTTTTAGATACTGCATCAAAGAAATCTTGTGTGGAAATCTTCCCATCTTGGACATTTTTAACCATGTCCTTTGTACTCATACCCATGGTTTTTGCAACTGCTGCAACCCCTGCTGGTGTTTGTTCCAACATGAGTTTGAAGTCCTGCCATTGCACCATTGGTTTAGCAGCCATTTGCGTTGCTTGTTGACTCAAGGTTTTCATGGCTTGAGTTGGTTCTGCAGAAGCTGCTGCTAATCCACCAAATCCTTTTACGAGCTGACCAGTATTCTTTATACCTACAGCTGCAAGTTGTGAATATGTAGAAGCCATATCAGACGCAGAGTAAATTGTCTGCACGGCAAATTGTTGCATGTCCTTTTTAGCAGCTTGAATATCTTTAGTTGGCATTTGGAGTTGTTCCATGTTTCCTTGGAATACTTGCCATGCTTTGCTGGATTCATCTAAGTCAGATACAAGACTTCTAACTCCGGTACTGACAACTGACAAACCTTTTGTAATCCCTGAGCCGATGACATTTGCTCCCAACATAGATTTGAATACACTGCCTGATTTTTCCGCCTTAGCTGTCAATGAATCAAGTGCACCAATGCCCGCTTTCAATGTGCTTGTAAAACCTTGGTCTTTAGCACTAAGTGTTGCTGCTAATGAATAACTATCTGACATTATTTTCCTCCTTTCCTTTTCTGATAAATTTTGCTAATTCGACTTTCAAACGTTTCTGCCTGTCTAGTCGTCTCAAGTTTTTGAGGATTATTATTTAAACGTTTTTCATAATCAAAAAACTGATCAAATGTTCCAAAAACTGGTTTTGATTTCTTCCCGATTTGTTTTTCGGCTTGGACTTCTCGATTAAGCCACGCTTGACGATGAGCTTTAAAATCTTCATCAACATTTCGCAGCCTCAATGCTTCCATCATGATTCGATACTGCTTTAAAGTTAATCGGTCTATTTCTTCCCAGTTTGTAATTCCAAAAAAACGGCAGCAATTAATTGCTACCGTTTCATAAAATTCGTCAGTTCCTATTCCTGAATCGCTTTTGCTTCTTCCACGTTCTCCTTGACTTTCGCTACTGTTTTCTTGGTAGCATTCGCTGTCTCTAAACCCTCCATCACACGTTCAAACAGATCATCAAGGTCAGTTTCTGGATCATCGAAATAATTCTCGATAATAGTTGGTGTAATATTAGGTTTTTGACCAGCATTAGCGGTTAAAAGAACCATTGATAAAGCTTCAACATCTTCATCTAAGAGAAGGGAAACATAATATCGTAACCCGATTTGTTGCTTAATTGATGAGCCGAAGTCAATAGGTGTCTCAATCTTCTTATTAATATCCTTCAAGAAGCGCATCCCAAAGTTAAAGCTATATGTTTTGTCGTTGATTACTAATTCCATTTTTTCTCCAAATCTTATGTTAAATTGTTACTTCTACTACTGGTATGCTCCAAGCAGAGCCTTAAATATTTGCATCATGTAAAGCTGCTGCTTTTTCAACGTTTGTTGTTCCACTAGGTGCGACTACACCAATGGTGCAGTGGTTGTATCTGCAAAGACATAATCAATTTCAGCTTGATTTTCTTTGCTTACTGTAACCCCACCATTCTGAGGCTTACCATTGATAGAGAAAGTACTATCATAAGTTGCAAGATCATCAGCTTTTGCAGAAAGTTCAAACGAAGTAAGAGTTCCTTGCATGTACTTACCTTTGTATTTCATAGGTTTTGTACCTACCAAAGTTGTTGGTTTTTGAAGGTTAATTTCCCAGATTTCGAGCAAATCGCCATTCTGACAAGCGTCTTCTAAAGCATCAATCAAATCATCTTGAATTGACAAAATAAGTGATGCTGTAACTTCTGTTGATGCTGGTTTAGAAGTATTAACATTACCATCTTTTGTTGCTGTAGCATCACTATCTGCGCTTAATGAGCGACCGTAGTCTGTTTGGAAAATTACAGAACTTGCTGCTTTTGTTTTACGGTCAGCATATTTACGAACCATAAATACAATGTTTTTTCCTTGAACTGCTTCTGGTGTAACTTTTGTTTCAACCATTTTTATTTCTCCTATTATCTAAAAGTTAGTGTAATTATTGCCCGCCTAATGTAAGGCGTGACAGTTCTGTCAATTGTATATTTCATACTTGATTCATTGACAATTAATGTGAAGCCTTTGATTTTACTCGCTTGGCTCAATATATTTTCAGCATACTTTGATAAGTTTTTTAAATCTTCCTTTTCAGACCAGACATTCAAAATGAAGTTAAATTTTTGAATTGCTCCACCATTTTTTGTGCCAAGTGCTGTCATGTCCGAATCATTGAAATCAATAAAAGGATAACCAATATCATTTAGTTGTCGATAATCAAAAACTTTATCATTTCCAACTTGACTTTGAGCTATCATATATAACTTATCATGTAAGTCTTGCCATTTAGTTCTCATTTTAAACCTCTCTAAAAGTAATGCTTTTTATAAATTAGCTATTGAATCTAAAGTATTTTCAATTACTTCATGATTCGATTTAAATCATTAATGAAAACTTTCTTTTGTTCTTCAAAAGCTGGTCTTACAAAAGGTTGCTCTTCTTGAAACCGAGTGCCATACTCTACATATCCAGCGTAATCAGTATGAGGTTGAGTTGTTCCCGTAAGCCCTCCGTCTGTGAATTCACTAGTAATTGATCGTTTCATATACCCAGTATCAACGGGAGCAAGATTTTGCATTTTAGAATTCATATTTACAGTGTTACTTTTTACAATATGCTTAACATCAGAAAGTGTGGAATTTTGTCTCAACTTCTTCTTTAAAGCATCAGCCCCTGTGATTTTCACTTCACACCCTCCCGTAGAATAAATGTATTTCGTTCACTTGGATTTCGATAGGTTAGTAAATACCACTTTTTACCTTCAAACTCAACATAATCGTATTCTGGCATGTCAAATAAAGGCATCATTCTCATGATTTTCGCCCCTTCCTTGACATCTCCGAAAACTTTAGCACTCCTATCAGTCCCAACATCAGTAATATTTGCACTAAATACTGCTTTAATTGGTTCAGCTTTGATATAATCTCCGAGTTCAGGGTCATAGTGTGAGTCAGGCGATTCTTTGATAAAAGTAACTTCATCTAAATATCTCAATACAATCTGAACCTCCCTATCTTCTTATCGCTCTCAGTTTCTCTTGATTTTCGCCATGATTCAATTTCATCGGCATACTCATCAAAATCAGATTCTGAAAATGTCATGCTTAATCCTTCTTGTGAGTAGGACTGCATGCCTTCTTGCCCGATACGATTAAAACGCTTCAAGGAAACATCCAAAACAACATATTCTAGTTCTGGTGGTACTTCTTTAAGGTCAGAACCAAGAATAAGCAATAAACGTTCACGAGTGCGTTTTTCGATTATTTCCAAGCGCTCATCCGATGAACCGCCTAAAAGCTTTTTTATTTCATAAGTGATAGCCATAAGCAACTCCTAATTTTGAAATCAAATCTTCTTTCTTATCGTTTTTTGTATATTCTATCCCTTTAGTTTCAAGAAGCTCTTTTAGCTGATTAACGGTAAGCGTCGTTAGTTCATCATTTTTCACTTGCTTGGTCGCATTTATGTTTTCATATTTATGCAAGTGGCGACTTAGTAGCCGTCCCATTATACACCAGGCGTAAATGTGACATTAACAACTTTTGTTAAATCATAGAGATATGCTGCGTAATGTTCATCTGCAGTAATTACAGTTGTTTTAGTAACAATATCACGGTCAGTTTCTACCTGAACTCCACGTTTTAAAACTAATTTCAAAGCTGGGCTATTTGAAACAATCTTGAACATTAGAGCTGAACCCTCAGCTAGTTTTTTAGATCGTACAATTTGAGCGCCTAAAATATCAGCGTAAGTTCCGTTGATAAGAGCATTTGCTCCTACTTCTGAACCAATTTTTTGTGCGTTTGCATCTTTACGAATTTTTGCCGCATCTTTAGGATTGACGATAAGAACATAGGCTTGTGCATCTTCATCATTAAACATATCCAATGCAGCTTGAACCCCGTCAACGTTTGCTTTAGTAGAAACAGTTTGAGAGGTAGTCTTAGCTGCTTTCAATAAGTCGTCATCGACTTTATTTGCAAGAGATAGCCCAAGTTGTTTATTAGATTCTCCAATTGGATCACCATAACCAGATAATGCGGCTTCATCCGTGATTTCTGTACCTTTTGCAGCTTTTTTAATTGTTACTGACTTAGTAGTAGTTCCGATTTTATCTAACGAAATTTCTCCGCCTTCTTCAACATCAGCAGCATCGCCAATATAAGTAAAAGCTGGGAATTTCAAAGTATTACCTGGTTGTCCTTGAAGTGTTGTGTCAACTTGTGCAAGGGGTGCAAACCGAAGTGCTTTATTCAATTCGTATGAAACAATTGGTGCAAGTACCTCTGGATTTACTAAGTCTGCAAGTGTTGTTTTTTGTTTTGACATTTTAATAGCCTCCTGTTAATTTTTTAAATTCATCTGGATTTGATTTTGCTAATTCAGCTTTTTCAGCATAAGTCATCGAATCAAATTTTTCTTTATCGACTGATATTACATTACCCGGAACACGTTTAGGCGTTGTTCCTGTGTTTCGTGCTTTTTCCCACTGTGAGCGTTGATTATCAAGTAAATTGAGGAAAGTTTTTACATTGCTGTAAGTTTTTTCTTCATCAACATCAACTAACAATCCTAATTCAGCAGCACTCAAAGCAATTCCACTTTCTTTCAACACTTCATCAGCTTGACTGGTAATGTTTGAAATTTTGATTTGTGCTTTAAGGCTTGCGATTTCATCGTCTTTAGCTTTTTGAAGTTCGGCAGCTTTTTCTTCGTCAGATTTTTCTTTAACTGACTTTTTGCCACCTTTTTCAAGTTCTTCAATACGAGACAGCGCTTGGTCAAGCTGTGTTTTTGTTTCATTTTTTTCAGCTTGTTCTTTACCGATTCGTTTTTGAAGCTTTTCGACAATTTTGTCATTGTCAGTTGATTGTTCATGTTGCTCTTCTTCATTCGTTTCTGTTTCAGTTTCTGAACCAGCTCCAGACGTCTCATCGGCTGCTTCTTCTGCGAACAGTTGCAAATTAAGGGGTAAAAGTTCTGTTTGTTCCATTTCTGGTTCCTCCTACTCGCATTTAAAGACTTGGGAGTCTGATTTTCTCGTGTTTTATTTAGTGTCCACAACATTCGGAAACGGACAAGAAAAGCGCCTGTCAGTGACAAACGCTTAGCTGTTTACTGATTTCAAAATGTCGTTTAGCATTTTCTCCCATTTTTTAGATGCTGTAGGGAATGACTCATACATCATTTTTCTAGAATCCTTATTGACTAAAGTTTCACCCATGTGTGCGAAAAATTCAGCTTCTTGTGTGCCGTAAGGCTTCCAATATTTTAATCCATGTCCTGACCCTAATGGATGATGAATAAATGCACCGGTTGATTCCATCATATCAGACAGAGACGAATACATTTTCGGGTTTTCTTCTGATAATTTTTTATACTTGCGAACAATCGCTCCTTGATCAAAAATATCCATTTTTTTCAAGTTTTTTAGCTTTTGATAGTCGCCACCTTTTATTTCCGCCAAGTCATTATTAAATAAATTTAGCAAATCCTTATTTATAGCTTTTTTTAGTCCATATTCAGGAATTGCTGAAACTCTTACAAAGTCACTTCCTAAGCTCTTAACTCCTAAATTATCAATTGCATGAGATATTTCATGAAAAACTGTTTGCATAGCCATTTTATTCTGTGAACTATCGAATGATTTATTCATCAAAGATACAATATTCCCAACAGTAGAGTCCTTGCCTTCTTTGAATTCCAATTTATTTCCTAATCTTTCAATTAAATCTTTCATAGGTCCATTTTCAATTGAGTTAAGGCTGTTTAGGAAATTATTATAATTTTTACTTCCAAATATTTCCTTCATACTTGGATTTTTCATGATATCCTGAACATTTTTCTTGTCTTGTTCCTTCAACCGATCATCCCAGAAAGCTTTATCATCAACATGCGGCGCTGTGCTACATCTACAAAACGGATGCATGTTAGGTGCATTAATACCAGGCGACATATCTTTAAGCTTGAAAATTTTACCATTCAATGCCCCACAGATAGGACAAGCTGACGGTTCAGCAATATACTCATACTCTTCAATATCAGCTTTTTTATAGCTTTCTTCTTGAATAGCTGTTTGAATTCTCGTTGTTTCCGACACAAGCAATCGTTGTGCGTTGTATGTGGCATTGAGCTTTCCCTTTTCTGTCATCAGCCTTTTAAGTTGTGGGGCTAGTGCTTTCGGATTGATTCCACCAGTTACTGAACGAATAAGAAGTTTTTCAATATCAGCTTTCAATTCAAATTGATATTGCCAAAGCTTATCAGAAAAACTGGCAAAGCCTTCTACTTTATAACTTCCATTAAGAACTGATTCAACTAGACTGTTATAGCCTTTCTTTGGAACACTTAAACCAAGAATTCCTGCTTGTCTTTCAAATTCTGTGAGAGCTGCACCAGTCAAATTCTTTGAGAAATATTTGTCCAAATCGTCAAATACAGAAATAAGCTCCAGACCAATATTTGCTTTCAGGAGTTCTAGACGATTCACTCTCATGGTCAAGTTATAAAGTTTCAATACTTGATTTGCTTGGTGCGAAAAGTCTTTTTCTTTAACATACTTTTTGGCTTTATTTTCAAATGCTTTGACATCCATTTTATCCGCACGTTTCATGGCTTCACTGATAGAAATTCCTTGACCATTCGCAAAGTTCTGCCAGTTGGCATTGATTTCTTTTTGAATAGCCTCTTGAGCTTCAAATAGCTTATCCATGATTTGTTTCATGCGTTTGGTGTCATCTTTGATTTGTTGCTCTTGCCAAGCTTTCTCACGTTTTCTCCAGTAATCAGATGAATTCATAGGTTACCCCTCATTTGTTTCATTCTCACTAGGTTGCTTGTCCTTGTCAAAGATAGCTGTAGAAGCTTCTTCTTTTTTGATTTTTTCCATTTCAGCTTGGACATCTGGAATAACAGATATGACACTTAAAGCAGTTTCTTGGCTTGTGATTCCCATAAGGATATTAGCAGTCTCTGCTTGTTCCTTAATATCTTTAGGCTCATTACGAGTAAAGGTGTACTCAATATCTTTCCAAGCGTCTTTGTTTGAAGCATTGGTACTAAGACTAGACCATAAAGAATATCGTCTGTTTAAAGCACTTTGGAATTTACGCTGAAATGATAACGCTAAATTACTCATTGCTTGTAATTTATAAGCTAGAGCTACACCGCTAGAGTTTCCGAAGTTTTCATCTGAAATATTGGCAGCCATAGTAAATTGAAATATCGACCGTTCCAAACGATTGAGTAAGTTCTCTGTCTGAACATCGCTATCAGGCTTATCTAAGAATTTTACATCTACCTTTGCGGCATTGGTGCCTTGCCCGTTACTATTTTTATCAAAGAAGTTTATTAATCGGTTATCTTTGATATTTTTAGCGTCTTCTTCGTCAACTTCTGCACCCAAGAAAACTAAATATTGATCGCTAAAATACTCAACATCATTTGCTTTTTCACTTGTTACCTTGTTATAGGAATTAATTAGTGAGTGAACTGGTTCAAAAATACTTTGTCTTTCTTCGTTGAAATTACACTCAACGATTGGTAAATCAGAATAAACGTTATAAGTACTCTCGCCAAATTTAACTTCGCCTGCTTTACCAGTTATTGAAATTGTTTCTAATAGTGTATAAACCGTCCCGCTTAAATTACCTTCTTCATCAAATCCATAATACACAGCGAATAGGGGTTTTTGCTTAATGCTGTCGTCATATACCATGAAAACATTAAGCGGGCTACAATAAATTACTTCGCTTTCTGTACTTTCGTTCTGATACATCAGCTCATAAGCTCGACCGTAAACACAAGCAATTTTTGCAAGTTCACTTTCTTCGTCTTCCATGTCGTTTAAGTTATCAAAAAGCTGCATAGCCTCAAGCACAGATTTATCATCGTGTGTTTTCTTGATTGGTATGCCGTTAAAATAGCCAACAAAAGTATCAACGATATATTTTGCGAAGTTATTAGTTAAACGATTGTCAGGTTTCCAACTATCTTTTGCTTTTTGACTGGAAATTTCCATAATTCCCTTGTACATATTCCCAAGATATTCGTAACGCTCGACTTCTTCTTGGTGTTTTTTCATAAAATCATTAACAACTTTATCAGTGATTTCTTCATCTCTGCTATATGTCATTAATTTTATTGGTTTCAAATTCAATCATAGTCCTCCTTATATTCTGAATGATTTTAATCCGGCTTTTATTCGCTTACCACTCATTGTCTCAGCAATCCCGGTTGTTGCATCGGGCGCATCATCGTGTTTATTTTTACCTTCACGCTGATAAGTTGTCATTGCTTGATAGTATTCTGGGAAACGAGTCCGCCAGTCATTAGGAAATCGAACGTGCTGTTCTATCCAATAACTATTGGAATAAATTCGGGCTTCTTTATTATTTCCTTGGAAGAAATCTTCTACAGCACAAGCAACTTTACCTTGAATCTTATCCCTGACAGAACGAGCAAAAGACCGACCGCCATTGTTGCGCTCGATTCTTGATGCATTCACTCTGTTATTAATTAATTGATTGGCCACTGCATTTTCTGTGTATTCCATCGGCTTTTGAGTGTAAATAATGTCTAGCACATCTGCAAAGCCGTCTGTGGTTTCACCCCACACAATCGAACAGAGATAGTCTTTCCCAGTGTCTGCAGTATCGCAATAGTTCCAAATCTTTTTGTACTCTGAACGAGCATTGTAGGTTTGGAACTCACTATATAATCGACCTTTGACATCAATCGGCTCTTGTTGGTAGTTGGCGCTGGCAATATCAGCACCCATTGTTTTTACTTTGCGCTTATAATCTTCAAGAGTCAGAACGTCATCACAAAGCATTTCATTTGTCTGTTCATTGAAAGCTTTAAAATTAATATGCTTTACTCGATAGCCATTCTTAGGCAGTTCACGCAAAGCTCGTCCGGCTAAATCTTCACTATGCCAACGAGTCATATT